ACTTTGCCTCGTCCAACTCGTTTTCCAAGTTGTGAATCTGACCGACATGTCCAGACGCAACGCCATGAAGCATGACGCGACAGTTCTGTCCAATCTTGCGTTTGCCCTTGCTGCCCGCTGATAAAAGTAAAACTCCGGCAGACATAACTTTGCCGATGCCGGTAGTAAGGATGGGAGTACCCTCTTCTCGACACCACCGAATAGTATCGTATAAAGAGAACATATCTGCCGCAGTACCACCGTGGGTTGATAAAACCAATTCTACAAGGTCCGGTTCGAACGCAGATGCGCCCTCTCTAGATGCATGCGCTTTTTTCTTTTTTACATTTCGTGCACTCAAAACGCGCAGTGCATAAGCGATATCTCCAACTTTTTCCTCTTCAACCTCGCCATACATATTAATTATCTGTACGTCTGGTTCTTCGCTTTCCTCGGCTACTATTAGCAAAGACTCCAATAATTCGGCTGCGTCTGTCTCATCGGGCACCTTTTTGGGCTCCACTTCGGCTTTAGACTTTTTCTTTCCCGCTTCGGCTTTAGACTTTTTCTTTCCTGCAAAATATTTTTTCAAAGCACATCACCCTTTTTCATTTTCTTTTGAGCCGCAATACCAAGCTTAGTTCGCTTGGGATTGCCTTTCCGATTCAATTCTACCAGCTTATAGGGAAAATGTTTAGCCCATTCTATCCATTCTTTTTCTGACTCGAACCTTTTAGAAAATAGCAATAATGCTGTACTATTTTTTGAGTTCCAGCCGGATCCGGACGCCTCCCAGTCACTTACTATTTTTTGAAGTTTTTTAATTGTGCCGGCGGGCACATCGCTGATCTGCAAGCGATACCAATGCTTATCTGTATAACAATCTTCTTTCCATGCTGTTGCTTCCATTGAGAATTCTCCATTATTCTTTGGCGTGGATTTCCAATCTTTCATTGTGCCAAGATAGATCTACCTTGCCATCAATGTACTGTTGTAATAGACTAACATAATATTGCATGTCTGTCAAGGAAATTAAATTTTTGGCTCGGCGGCTTAAGCACCAACCCAATACAGAGTTCACGATGAATACCTTGCCCATGTCACAAACATTGTCATTTCTACAAATTAACTTTTCTTTTGTTATGAATGCCTGAACCAATTTTCTTTTTGCTGCATGCAGTGTATTTTCATACTCATTATTCATTGCCTTGATATTCTACAACCTCATGAATCATATCAATTAGGTTGCTATAGTCAAAATTCTCTTTTTGCGTGAGATCGCGGATTGTGTCATCGCCTGTGTCTTTTTTGCTGCGGACGGCACCACCAACAGCCTTCTCTCCTCCACCAAGAGAACTCAAGTGGTCGGCTGCGGCGACGATATCCGAATCTTGCAGTTCTGATTTTGCTGTTGCGATAACCAAGTCATTCAAATTTTGTCCAAGGCGACCACCAGACTTTTTGACTAAAGTACGCATCCCCTTGAGTAAGGCTTGACCTGCCGGGTTTTCAACCGGCGTATTAACCCACTTTTGAAGATTTTGCACAGCCTGTTCCATCTTTGCCTTCTCGTTGGCAAACGCCTCGGGGTTTTTTTCGGGGTTTAAATCATCGGGGAGCATATCGGGCGTGATCAAAGTGGGCTTTGTTAAAAGTTCGCCAGTCTTCAAATCAAAAATATTATTATACACGTCGGAAAGCATCGTCACGTTCTTATTAGTCTCTAAGGCTTTTTGATAGCCCTTCTGCTGCACAACTTGCTTCTGGTAAGCTTGCGATATTCCAGCGGTTCTGCTGGCTCCGACAGTTCTTTTTCTCCTGGTATCTCTTTCGACAGATGCTTGAGTGGGCACATTTATCATGAACACAGCGACGTCATATCCCAATTGAGTTAAGGCACCGATTCGCTTTACCATTTTCGGCACTTGCTCTCCAGTCGTATCAAACATGAGGGGGTTCGCAATACTAACCAAGTTTGAAGTATGCACAGCACTGGCATTTTGCAAAATCTTCCGAGACTTTTGCTGGAGCACTTCGAGTTCGGCATCTCCACCCTCGTCGGAGTTCGCGAACTTCATGCTAATCCCGAACGCTGGAAATACTTCCTCGATCCGCTCGTCGGGGTTAGAAACGACAAAATCTTTGGGGATACCTAATAGGTTTCCACTAATGTAAGATTTTCCTGCGCCTGCCGGTCCAAAAATATAAATTGCCTTGAACGGGTGTTTATTCTTTAGAATGCTCGCTTCGTCGAGGAACTCGGGCATTTCTAATATTGGCGCGTAACGCTGCCGTTGCATCTCCTCCATTATAATTTTTCTTATACCTTCCCTGTCCATAGGCGGACCCTCCTATCTATTTTTCATATTTTTTCGCATAAATCGCATGGCGTCACCCCAATCTCTAAATTTAAAAACGCCCTGCATGGATTGGGGCATGGAATTTTGAAATTTAAAAATTACTCCCTGTCGCCATGCCGCGATGGCTCTGTCATCCATCTCTTTAATTAGTTCCATATCGGTGCCAGTTACGCCATCTTCTTTCAATTTTTTGTATTTAAGATCCCTGGCAAAGTTTATATCCTCGTCCACACTCGCTGCCAGGACTAACAGGCTTGCCCCCACCTCAATAGATAATCGAACTAGCTGACCAGCTTTTAAGATCCTCGACAAAACCTGGAACGTAATCGCTCCACCAAAAAACCATAACACTGCGGAACTCATATTAATCTCCTATTTCTAAAACTTCTAAAATCTCTAAAACTTCAGGCGACAAAAATTCACCAGATTCTACATTTTCAATTACATTAAGTATATGTCGCTCTACGCTTTTTTTAAATGGCCACATCCAGTAATAATATGACCGCACAAACTGATCCCGAAGCCAAGGGACGCTGGGCTTGGTGCCTGTTAAATGCCAATGCAAAGCTATAGTAACCTTGTAGGCACGAAATTCCAGCCATGCTCGTCCGGGGCTGGGTAACGGCAGTAAAAATAAAAGAGCCAAAAGCCACCAAAGATTCCAGATTGCCCCGATGGATAGTAGAGCAAATATCTGCGGAGCCGCATATAAAATATCGAATAGCCACCACCAGCGTTTTCTGTCTTTGAGGTGTACATACTCGTGCGCTAGAACGCCGATCCGGGACTCGATGGTATGACTATCCCACGGTAGCTTGGGGACATATACGCGGGGGTATAAGGTAGTGATATATTTGGTCATGAATCCCTTATTAAAGAAGAGAATCACGGAAAGAAATCGCATAAGAACACTGTTTTCTTTACTGCAAAGCTGAAACTTTGGTATTTGTTTTTCTATATAAAAAACTAATTTCGCGAACTTATTTTCAAGTTCCTTTTTGTCATACGTCTTATTCACAATTGCCCTCTGCGGCTTTGCTACTAAAGAGAACGCGAGTTACCGCTTTTTAGTATCGCGAAGGAGTCGGGCAGCGACACGGCGGGCAACCTCTTGTACAACCTTATCATCATCAACCAATTCTACATTGGCTGACTCAAGCTTAGACAGTGCGTCGTCCTCTGGAGTCGCAGTTTCGAGTGCCATTTCTTCTTCCGGTGGTGGTTCTTCGCCAAGTTCTTCTTCTCCGCCAAGCTCCTCTTCTCCGCCAAGTTCGGCTTCCGGGGCTGCTTCGCCACCACCGGAATCCACAGTGACACCATGTTGACCGAGAGCGGTCGTTAGCGCATCAGCGACTGCATCTGCAACGTCCTGCGCCATCTCTGCGGCAGCCTCTGCGGTTTCTGGATCCGCAGGTGCACCAGCATCAGCGGCTGGGTCATCAGCGCCGAGTGCTGCATCATCGACAGGTGGAGCTTCGGGCTCCCCTTCGGGTGCAAGAGCGTCTTCCTCTTCAGGCTGTTCTTCCATCCGGTCAAAAAAGGACTCTCCAATTGGTTTAAGCCCCGCTAGCCCCATAAAACGACGAATCGTGCTCTCATCAAGTCTGTTCTTGCTCATTATATCTTCTCCTTAGACAGTAGAGTGTTCCTCAAGTAAATAGTCTATCGCAAGGTTTAAACGCCAATCTACATTGAAGTTTTTATCTTACGATTGCTTATTGTAACAATCTAAAATAAACTTCGCTACTTGGTCTTTTCTAACCCCGAATTCCCGTGCAAGTCTTCGCCGTACTTTTTCGACGGTCTTATCCTCAATCTGTTTTATTCGCACAAAACTGACATGCAGACGATCTGCTACTTCACGCAAAGTCATATTTCCATTTTTTGCAATTGCCACCAAGGTGCAGTTGGCATCTTCTCGGTAGTCAATCCATTCGCGGCAATCTTTGACCGGGCAAGAAACTCCCAGTTCAAGACACCTTTTTGAACACTCTGGAATATTTTTATCTGCGATGGATTTCTTCATATTTCTGGGTGCTCCTTTTCAATGATATCAAAAATGTTCTCTAGCTCGGTTTCGTCAAGCCCAAAATTATTTTTAGTTCTTGCTCCTTCTTGCAGGAGCCTATTTGAATGCTCTCTCTTCGCAGCGCCCTGGACTTGCTCTTTTTCTTTCAACCTATCAATAAAGTCGTTGATGGCAGGATCTTTATTTATATATCCGTCTATCATCCCACGAAAAAAGCTGCTTTGGGTCAATCCGTCATACTTAAGCCGTAACTTCATATCAGCGTGAGCCTTATCGGTAGAATAGAAAACAACTTTTTTTCTATTATGTCCATATTCCTTTTCAGTCATTAGGGTCTCCTTAAGATGTGCGTGGTGCCCTCTATTTGGCTTGCATTCGTCTGCTTGACAAACCTCGCCTTTGCCTGGAACTCTGACATTGTGCGTGCCCCTGTATAAGAAAACCCACTTCGGATGCCCATTGCTAAATCCGATAAGATATGTTCTACGTGACCCTTGTAGGGAATTGTCGTGGAAACTCCTTCGGGGGCTGATGTAAGGGAGCCCCTCCAATCATTTTGAGCGTCGTGAGAAGCCATCCCGCGATACACCTTATACCCTGTGCCGTCGCTGTTAACAAACATTGCCCCTGGAGATTCGTCTGTTCCCGCCAAAAGCGAGCCCAACATAACGAAGTCGGCTCCTGCGCCCAGTGCCTTGGCGATGTCGCCAGAGGTTCTGATTCCACCATCGGCAACGATTGGTACGTCAAGGTTCTCGGCAGCACATTCAAAAATAGTTTGCAAGCCGGGAACACCATGCCCAGTTTGAGTGCGGGTTGAACAAATAGAACCGCCACCAATATTGCAACGAACCGAATCGGCTCCCCAATCAGCTAGCGCTTTATAACCCTCTGACGTCGCAACGTTGCCAGCCATCACATGGATCGGGTGGCGTTTTTTTATCTCTCCCAGAGCGCGTTCCACCAGGACGTGGTGACCATGGGCAACATCAATGCACAGCACATCAATCCCCGCTTCGACTAACGACGAAGCACGCTCAAGATAATTTCCCGTGACTCCAACGGCAGCGCCGACGTGCCCGCACCAAGCATCTTTTAAAGCCGACTCAACTAACTGGCATTGAGTGCCGATATCGTTGTAGCGATGAATGATACCTAAACCGCCATGCTGTGCGACAGCGACTGCCATACTATGTTCTGTTACGGTATCCATCGGGCTGGATATAATAGGAATATTTAATTTTATTTGCTTATCTAAACGATTAGATATGTCGATGTCCGACCTACTCTCAATATCGGAGTATTGCGGAATCAACAATACATCATCATAAGTTAGTGCTTCGTGCATCTTCTATCTCCTTAATAATTTTTGTAGCCCTATCCCAACACTCTGGGCAATATAGCCGGACAATTTTTTCCTTCTCTCGCACGACAACATTCCAAGTCGTAACCATTTCGCGGTTTTGTTTGTCAAAGGATTGTTCACACGAGTCACATTCGTCGGGCAACCTATCAAACATGCCCATTTTTAGAGCTATATCTTTTTCAAGCTGCTTTTCGGCTTGTTTCTTTTGTTTTCTTTTTATTTTTCTATCGTAAGAACTCATCGGTCACCTGTTGAGCCGAAGCCCCCATCACCTCGGGAACTTCCCCGATTTATCTCTTCATCAACGGCGACAAATCCGCACGTCTCTACTTGCGTCAATATGATCTGAGCCATTTTTTCACCTGGGAAAATCCTTTGAGTGTTGTGACCCAGGTTGTGCAAATTAATAAATACTTCGCCCGCATAACCTGAATCGATGACACAGGCACCCACTACCAGGCGGCGCTTAGTTGCAATGCCTGATTTATTTTTCACCTCAAGCATGTAGCCTTCGGGAATTTCTATCTTGATTCCCGTCGGAAGAAGGCAAGAATCCTTCGGTCCAATCCAATATTCATCCTGCTCGCCGATGCAGTGGTTCCGCTCCGCTGGGTTATAACAATAGAAGACGTCTGCCCCGGCGTCCGTTGCGTGCGCCCGTTGAGGCGGCTTAGCCCCCGGTCGCAATAGTTTAACTTTTAAATTCATTTTGTCTTTTACCATAGTATATTATTATCCCAAAAGTTTAAAGCTATATCTCACTGAGCGGGTGCTAAACCCCCAGTCATCGCTATAATCCAAGCGAGCCATGTACGGTCTATTAATATGCACGGTATCCTTTTTGGGGTCTACTGCCCAGCACTTTATGGTTGTGTTTTTGCTAGTCGAATCGACCACTTTAACCAGCCAGTAAGTTCGCCCCTTCCTAGTCTTCTTTTCTATCACCTCACGCGGAATAAACCAAGCTACCCCAAGCTGTTCGTCATATTCGCCAAGCGGTGGCACGCAGTGTGTCTCCAACTGTTCAGTAATGTGTTCATCCATAACCAATGCGAAAGGAAACACCCCTGTAAGGCTAACGAGATACTCTATCTTCTCTTCATCGGTGAAGTCGCCTTCCGGCTCATACAGTTCGATGTTCTCAGTCAATTTTTTTCGTGTCTTCGGGCGATCTACAACGGTAGCTGACCAAAAATGTTTTAGACCAGAAAACCTTTCGTCCACCAAACAATTTAATGCTTGTGCGCGAACCAGCACATCCAACGTTCTTTTGTTTAACTTGGAGTAGATGATATCCTCATCAAACAGCAAGTCTTCTACCGTGTTAAACGGACGATGATCAATGATCTGTTCAATTGCAGCGTCGCCAAGACCTTTGACCGATGTTAGGGGTTGAATTAATGTTTTACCATCGTCCGATATTTCCCAGACGGATCCAGATGTGTTAATGTTTAACGGGGCAATGGTAAACCCTTGCGACTTGGCTACATTGATCGCCGCCTCTTTACGACTTTCCGGTTCCTTGTCAAGAAACGCTGCCATCCACTCAGAAGGATAGTAATTAAGAAGATGGGCACACTGGTAACTAAGGATGCTGTAGCTAACAGCGTGGGACTTATTAAAGCCGTATCCTGAAAAGTATTCAAATTTTTCCCAGAGTGCCTCGGCGTCGGCTTTTGAAAGCCCCTTATCGACACAACCTTCGACGAACTTGTTGTGGAGTTTATCTTTCTTGGCATCAACAGCGCCCGTCCCTTTCTTTGTTAAAAGTTTTCGCAGCATATTCCCCTCATCAAGAGAGAGGTCTTTACCCAGCTTATGTGCCAACAGCGCAATCTGTTCTTGGAAGATCAAGAACCCATAAGTCTCTTCCGTCACTTCTCTGATTAGCTCGTGCCCATATGAAATGGCATCCGGATCGTTCTTCGCGGCTACATATAGTTCGTGCACGTTTGCGCTCAAAGGACCGGGGCGATAAATAGAGGTGATGGCAGAAATATCAATGATGCTCGTTGGCAGCGCTTTCTGACAAAATCCCTGCGCACCTTTCTCTGTAAACTGAAAGACGCCAGCCCACTTGCCTTTGTGGAATATATTCTCGTATACCTGTTGGTTGTCGAAATTAATTTTATTCGGGTGGAGATGCTCGTCATAGTATTCCTTCACTTGCGCAAAGGTTGGATCGGGAACCGCATGGTGTCGCCGCAGGATATGTTTGATCGCACCCTCCATCATCCGCAGAGAAGCCAACCCAAGTATATCAAACTTAATAAAGCCCAGTGGCTCAAGATGGCGCACGTTCATACCCTCAGACCATGGGGTTTGCCGGACTCCACCGCTGTTGATTATGGGCATCCATTGGTTAAGATTCTCGCCCACCACAACACCGCCAGCATGGCGGCTCAAGCTCCGCACCTGACCATGCAACGCTTGGATGTGTGTCTTAATGTCTGGGTACTTGTCAAAAAACTTCTGCAAGCTTGGCGAAAACTCCATCACCTCATCAAACGTTGGAGTGTACACGCCTGCCTTTATGCCATGGCGTTTCTTTGCCTCGGGCGTTGCCTCGTACATCATTCGAGAAGTAACGGGGTTAACCTCTGTAAATGGCACCTCATATAATTTCGCGATGTCTTTGATCAACGACCTCAACTTAAGAGTGTTGAAGTTGGAGATGGGTACAACCGTATTATCACCCCATTCCGCGATCAGCCTCTCTTTTAATTCCATTGGATCGGAAACATCGTAATCAATGTCTGGGTAGTCCGTCTGATCCTTACGCATAAATCTCTCAAAGAGAAGATTGTGTTTAAGAGGATCAACTTGAGTAATCCCGATCAAGAAAGAAACCAGTGACCCGGCTGCGGACCCGCGACCGGCTCCGACGAGTTGATTTTCTGATGCCATGTCCGCGATGGTCTTCATGGTCAAAAAATATTTAGTAAAGCCTCGGTCTTCGATGACGTCTAGTTCGCCTTTGAGCCGCTGAATGTATGCTGGCAAGCGAGGATCATCTTCCGGAAGATATTCGCGGAGACCGGCAACGCAAAATTCCCGCAACGCTGCCTCTGCCGATTTTCCGTCAGGAACAACAAAGTTTGGTAACCTTACGGTGGCATCTGGCGTAAAGCTTTCAATCTTATTGTGTGCAATGTCGTGAGTTCTCCGGATGGACTCTAATACCAGTTCATCGTCATATTCTTTGTTGGACTTTGCCGAGTATGTTTTGTAAGACTCCCACATTTGGTCGCCGTTCTTTGGGTAAAGCTCATAACCAATTTCTTCTACACCCTCTGGAAGCTCTGAACTCATCCAGCTTGGCATGCCACCCTTCCCAAGCCAGCCGAGGCGCTTATAGAGTTCTCGGTCGCGCCATGCGTCTGGGTTTGGGTAATGACTGTCAGCAGTAGAAATCAGTTCCACGCCGTACTCCGTAGCAACTTGAATGATGTATTTATTTAGATTGTGTTGGTCTGGAATGTTGTTCCATTGCAACTCTCCGTACCACCGCTCCCCAAAAATAGATTGCATCCTCTCTGTTGTGAGCCTCATGGCATCCATGATAGCATCAGGACCATCAGCTTTATGATCCCAATAATCGCCAGCATAAACGCCACCCAAACAAGCAGACGTGGCAATAATACCCTCACCATAAACAGCAAGCATATTATAATCAACACGAGGGTACCGATAAAAGTTTGCACTCTTGAAGCTCTCCGATATGAGCTTAAATATGTTGTTCAAACCGGTTTGGCTCATCGCAAGTAAAATAAGATGGTTGCGTTTGTTCAGTGTACTCTTGGCGTTTTTGCTGGCATTTTCATCTTCAATAGCCAAGCTGTTCGTCTTCCTCTTCTTTTTTGCCTCCTTCGAAGCTTCATATGCAGCTTTCCACTTTGAAATAGATGGAAGGAAATATGCTTCAACCCCAAATATAGGTTTAAAATCTTTGTCCTGCTCCATCATTTTTTTTGCGTGCAACACCTGATAGGCGAGCCCGTTCATGTGCCCGTGATCGGTGAGGGCTAATGCGTCATTACCATTCTGATAAGCGAAGTCCATGTGTTCTTGAGGGTATCCCAGCCCATCAAATAGTGACAACCCGCTGTGGGCATGGAGCCCCACAAATGGTATACTAGAAACGGTTCGGTCACTCATTATTATCAACTCCTATTGGGTTCCATTCTTTATATGAAAGGATACATTTTGCGGGTTTGCAAACCGTATTGCCACTGCTGGTGTATTCACAAAAACCTTTCCAACTATCAATACCATGATACCAATCAACTTCTAATACCACAGCTTCCTCTACTTTAGCAGATCCAAAAACTTTGTCAAGAGAAAAGAACCTCGCGGACCACTTTTTATGTAAAGGCAATCTCTCCGTTGGAATCTCGCCATCGCGATGTTGCCCTGGCACCTTGTCACCTGTGCCTGACCGAATTATCTTCATGTACTCGGAGTAGCTATCCGCATCAAAAGTGAAGCCCAGGTATTTTCCTTCTCGCACCGTTTCATTTTTGTAACTTAGAAAAAATGCACGGCGGCTGGAAATTTCTTTGCGGTGTGAGCGGAGTACGGCTGGGTCGTAAACTCCGTATGGGAACGCAACATAATATCTGTCCGGGGCAACCCAAATACTTATTTGTGTCGAAACATCGAAGGCTGCTCGGGCACCATATAAAGCACTCCAGGCAAGGCAGTCCCTTTTCTTTCGATCATTTGGATGCACTGGGGTGTAATAGATTGTTATTGGCTTTTTCTCATCGGTGGGCTTAAGCCCATAGTTCCTTCCCAGGCAGACAGGATCAAAAATATAATCTCCTATGCGATGCCGAATCAAAGGCTGCATATCGTCATTACATACGATCCATATGGTTTCGCAACCTGCCCAAGCGCACTCCAATACCGCTCGTTCAACTGCCAAATAGTTCGGAGCAACGGGCATAAGAGAGTCGTGCCAGGGAAAATTGAAATCCAGTGGCTGTCCCGCGACGGGCACAATTCCAGCCAGGTGGAATGTCTTTTCACTAGTGAAACTTTTGCGCAAGGACATAAGAATATAATAACAAACTACTTGCAAAAAGTCAAATTATATTTATAAGTTTTAGATTTTTTATTTGGCATATGCTGTCATTTTCGGGCGAGACCGCCAAGCATTTTATAACATTGGTTTGCTTTGGATGTATGCTCTAGAATAACTTCTTCTATCTTTCTGCTGTCAAAAATTATATTATCTGTGTCGAAATATTTATTTTGTTTTATCGGGAGAACCTCCCGATGGGCAGGCTTAATCCGCACCGCATAATATTTATATTTGTCTGGATTTTTTTGGTCGCGACCATTACGTGCGCCGCGCAACCCAAGTGACTTCATCATCTGCAAAACTTTGAATCTAACTGCAACGTCAGAATAATCAATGTCTGACAATTGTGATCGCGATAATCGAGAAACTACCACCAAATCTTTATAGCTGTGATTCCGTGCTGCGAATCGCTCGGAGGCATAAAAATATATTTCTTGTGCCAAGCAACTTTCATCCCCATACAAATAATCATACTCATGACAGCAGCCAGTCTTTACATCAAACCAATCCAGAACTTTAAAATGTTGCGGCTCTAAATTTTCTTCTGGTACGATGCCCTGGATGTTGTCGTCATCAAAAATTCTTACGGTCTGGTAACCGTATTCAACAGCGGCATTTCCCGAGGTGATGACTTTGATTGTATTAGTCTCAGAATCGATTCTTAAAGCATGAGCCTTGTCTGAAAATGGTAATTTGCCCGCAATAGAAAGAGTAAATAATAACCTATGCCAAAGATCTTGCTTAGGGTGCCCAACGATCTTGTCGGCACAGTTGGTTCGCATAGTATAAACAACTGGGTCTATCATAAATAAACCCAAGTCAGACGTCGGCTCAAAAAAATCGAACGGGAATGGAGCGAACTCTGGCTTGTTGTTCACAAGCACGGCATCATTCAAATACGCATATGCTAGGGCAGCAAGGCTATGCCCGACTACGATCTCATCACACTGCCTCATCTTCTACCAAGGCAAGAACATAATTTTCCAGCACGAGACATGAAGAGACACAACCGTCAATACTAACAGATTTAATCATGTGCCCCTCGACGATTGCGCATTGCCCCGACTCGTAAACAGACTCTGGGGGTGCTGCCAAGATGCGGACCAGTTGATACTGGTCCGCGACAGTGACGGCATAGTCGTCAGGCACCAAAATTGTCGGTGTGTCCTTTTGTTCTGGTTGTATTGTTTCCACCAGTAGATGTCTATTTTGTGGTTTCACGCTCATTTGCAAGTATCCCGAACATGATTATAAAAATCTAATAGCTGATCAATGTCAGTGTCTTCTTTGACCATGCGATAGGCTTTAACTGCCATACTAATCTCGTCTCTTGAGAGCCAACCATTCTCTACATAGTTACTCTTCAGGGCACGCTTTTGATCCTTGTATGGTTCCATCGCGTCCTCAATGGTCCGCAGTGATTTAATGTAGGTCGTGATACGACCTTCCTTCTCTTGATACTCGTTGTCATTAGCCATTAACTTTCTCCTTTGTAAAAGCTATAGGGTCAGTATACACCCTATCTATTCTTTTGTCAAGTGTTTTTTTATCCACACTTTGCATAGCCACATTGGCTGCATGTGGCGCAACCGTCTTGATAGTTCAGCCCTTTCTCATCGCCGCATTCCGGACATGCTTTATCTCCAACTGGTTCGCCGTTCTGAATATAATTTTTAAGAATTCTCGCGACGCACCTTGCAAAGCTGAACATGTCACTATCTTTATCTTTCTGCAATTGCTCTACCAAGAGGCGAGGCTTTGCGCCGTGCCTCAAAGCCAGTGAGATCATCCGAGTAAACGCAGATTCGTTTGGATTATCAAACACTTGCACTACATCTCGTACTACGGTTGTGTCGTCGTCCACGCCGACAGTTAAATCGTATCTATTGGCTCTTGTCTTGAAACGATGTTTGGTTAAGCGCCCAGCTATGTGTCTTTTTGGAATCTCAATTAAATTTGACAGCCCTCCTAAAACCTCATACGGTTTTCCGTGGAGGAGCCCAACCAAAATAGTCCACTTTTCACCTTTAATTGTTGTGTGATGTACGTCACAATCAACAACCTCTGGACGATGGGGCGCACCGTTTTGCGGGAATATTCCCCCCTTCTCCTCGTCCTGATTGGATACCAAAACTCCGCTTCGGCTGCCATCAACATAAATCGTGATGCCCTTCAGCCCTTCGCGCCAACCCCTCAAATATAGATCTCCAACAACCTTGGGATCGGTACCTTTCGGAAGATTAATTGTCGAACTAATCGCGTGGTCAATATTGCGTTGAATGATTTCTTGAATAGTGACACGCTGAGCCCAATCAATCTCATTGCTCTGAACAAAAAAATCAGGCAACTCAAGTTCATCAGCCCAGCCCCCATGGGAGTTGCACCACTCTTGAACGTTGTGGTGGAATACTTTGTACTCAACCCAGCGATCTCCCAGGTCATCTACGAAGTCCGGTTCGACACCTTGCTCATTGTGATTTAACTTGCGCCGTCGAGTATATGAATTTCTAAAAACTGGCTCTAATCCCGAGCTTGTCTGAGATAAAATTGATACGCTGCCAGTTGGAGCATTCGTCAAAATGGATATGTTTCTGCGTCCGTGCACGGACAGGGCTTTGCGGATCCGGAGCGGAAGCCGCTTGATGAATGCATTATTTTTTTCAGTTTCCCAATCAAAAATTTCAAAAGCTCCGCGCTCTTGTGCCAGAGCGACGCTCTCTTCGTACGCCTTGTCTCGCAACATCGTATAAATCTTTTCAATGACGGCAGTGCTTGAATCAGAATCATACCGAAGGCGCATACAAGCCAGCGCGTCAGCCAAGCCGTGAGTGCCCAAGCCGGTGCGGCGACCAAGCAAGCAAGCTTTTCGCAGCTTGGTCCACAAAGCCTTTTCGTCTTTTGTGTCAGCTATTTTAATTATTCTTGTCAGTTGCTCAGACTCTAGTTCCACAAGATCATCGGACAACCTCATTGCCATGGAGGCAATCTTGCCGAACTCTTCATAATCGAAGTAAGCTTTTTCAGTGAATGGGTTTTTTATAAAGTTCTTTAGATTAATAGAAATTAGTCGGCAACTATCGTGTGCCGATAACGGAATCTCTGCACATGGATTTGTTGAAATCGTCTCGAAGCCGTCTTCTATATAGCAGTCAGCCGGGAGATTCCTTTTAATATTATCCCACATTAACAACCCTGGTTCGGCAGTCTTTGTGGCGCTGTCCACAATAGTTCTCCAAAGCTCGCGAGCCTTGATAGTTTTAGTAAAACCAACCTTTTGATCCGGGGCTGCATCGACCGGATAGCGCAGCAAAAAATCAGCATCAGATTCCACTGCTTGCATAAAATCATCACTCAACTTAATAGAGACATTCGCTCCCGTTACCTTCGTTAAATCATGTTTCATCGTCGCGAATTGTTCAATGTCTGGGTGCCGAACATCCATCGTAATCATCAAAGCACCACGACGACCATTTTGTCCGACCATACGACAAACATAGGAATAAAAGTCTGCGAACGACCACGCGCCTGTGGTAGTGCCAGCCGAATTATTAACGGGTGTGTTCTCTGGGCGAAGCTGAGAGATATCCAACCCGACACCACAGCGACGTTTAAAAAGGTTAGCCAAGTTCTTGCCTGTTTCTATAATAGACGACATGCTGTCTTCCGGGCTGGCGACAACGACACAATTAGACAGCGATGCGTGCACGTGCTTGTTGCCACAGCCAAACATCACCGAGCCTTGCGGAACGATATATTTGAAACCGTCGAAGGAGCTACGGATATCCTCATACGATAACTGACGGTCGCCGCCAAACTTCTTCTCAATCCTTGCGAACTCTTTAGCAAGGCGGTCGTGCATCTGGTCTGGGCTCTTCTCAAGAACTTCGCCATCCTTATTTTTAAGCGCGTATTTTGTTATAAATACGTTGGCAGCCAATTCATCTCCGCCAAAATATTTTAAAGTTGCATTTCGTATGATCTTTGATGTCACTGTCTACCCCTTCTATTTTTTTCTAAACTCTTTGTATTTTTCTCGCAGTTGTTTCCCCTGCTCAACGGCTGTATGAGCGTGCACACTTTCGATGGTCTGACCATTAGGCGGCAAGATTTTTATTTTAACCCTAGAGGGGTCCATAAATATAGGGAAGATCAAACCATCCGGTCCATTCCTATTTTTTGCAATAAAAACTCTACCCCCGTTTGTATTTTTATCTTCAATGGTTCTAGAAAAAGAAAAAATAAAATCTGCTACAAAGCATTTATTGAATGCTTCTGAAATAGATTCCATCGTAATAACTTCTGCGTTTAATCCCGACCTGTTTGTTTGTGAAGCAGTATAGCAAGGGCACTTACACTCTTGCGCTATGCCTCTGAGGTCTTCATAAATAGTCTCCAGTTCATGTCTCTTTTCTTTTCTTATAACATTTGGTCGCAATAAATCTGCATAGTCAACAATAATCAAATCAGGCTTAATGTCGCGCTGATGTAACCTTTCCAGATGATTACGAATAACATTAGGAGATGCTGTTTTGGTCGGGTACTCCTTGATAATTAATTGCCCTTCCAGTTCTTTTACCGTTTCATAGATACCTTCTTTGCAACTGAAAAGCTGAGAAATTGGGATCCCTGTCATGCAACTATCATAACGACTGGCAATCACCGTAGAACCTAATTCCAACGTGTAATGAATTACCGTCTTCCCTTGCTTCAAGGCTTCTGTGCCGAGGTGCACCAGAACCATTGACTTGCCTGCGCCCGTTGGCGCAATCACAACGCCGAGTTCTCCAGAACCGAGCCCTCCTTTGTTGTGGTCATCAATGATTTGCCAGCCACTGCTCACTGGGTTGCGTGCCTTAATTGTAAAGCGTTCTTCGAAGTCTGCTTTATAATCATATCCAAAATCGGTGCTAGCTCCAAGCTTAAGCGCGTCATTAATGACCGAACTGATTTCATCAAACGAGGAAGTTTCCAGCAAGCCCACCGATTGGATCATGGCTTCTTTTAATTTTTGCTTGCGGCAAAAGTCCAGCGCGGTTTCCTTGATATATTCTTCGCCGCCAATTTCTATCTCAGATTTATATATTCTTGCAAAGAAATCACGTGTTTGTTTTTGTATGGAAGCGTTTTCATCTTCTAGCTCTGCGCGAAATACAGTCAGCATGGCATCCTTCGACGGGTGAACACCATACTTTTTCTTGAACTCAAATATTTTCCGAGTGAAAACTTGAAGATACTTTAATTCAAAAAAATCAATTGCCAGGACCTCTTGTAGCTGGTCAGCAAAGGCGCGTTGCTCCATAATAAGCTGAGCCAATCCCTCTTGGAAGGCTTTGCCAAATTTTGAAAAATCAGAATTCTCAGTTCGTGCCATCGGCAACCTCCGAGGCAACAATACGTTTCATTGTTTGAAACAAGCTTGACCAATCAAACGCCCCAAAGCCGTCCACCGTCATCATCTTTAACATCTCTGTTTTATTAAATTCCAAAGTTGTTTCCTCGACCGTATAGCGAATAATCTTTTTCGACTGGGGCGAAAGGCTGGGCAAATATAATTGCATTAGCCGATAGTTCTTCTCTATTATATCGCGACCAGCGAGAATGTTATGGTGTACTTTTAATTTTTTCTCGACTCTTTCGCAAAAATCAAAAAGCTCGTTAAAGGTATAAGACTTCGCTTCCGCCAAGAAAGGAAATCTTTTTGAAATTGTCGCAAGTCCTGCTCCGCCTACGCCGGGGAGGTTATCGCTTTTGTCTCCGGCAATTGCTCGCGCCAAAGCGAAATTCAAAGGATGGATCCCGTGCTCTTCAGTGATCCTATGCTTATTCAAAGTAACCTTTTGAATGGGTCTATGCAATACAGTTTCATCGTCACACAATTGATAAAAATCTTTATCGCTTGATACAATAACTTTCTGCCACCCTCTCAAAGATGGCATACCAACCACATGTGCAATAACGTCGTCTGCTTCAATGGCTGGCAGCATTATCTGACAAACTGGCATGCAGTTTAAATATTCCACGAGGCGAGTCTGCTGCCAAACTTTATTTTTTAGCTCCTCATTCTCGGAAAGATTACGAATTTCTCTGTTGAGGCGAATGGGCTTGCGACCTTCTTTATAATTCTTATCCACAGCCTTCCGGCGTTGCGAACCGCCAGCGCCGTCCCAGGCGATTATTACCTGATCGGGCTTGGTTTCTCTGATTAACTTTTGGAGGATTTTCAAAAATCCTTTAGTGCCGCCGATTGGCTGACCGTTGGTGGAGAGGCTTGGATCTACGATGTATGCCCTAAAGTACATATTGAGGGCATCAATGATTAATATTCGGGGGGATGTCACAGTTCTATTATCCAAGTTCTTCGATGTTCATATCTATACTATATGACAATGGGCGAATAAAGTCAAGCGCTTTTTAGCGATTGCGTCGTTTATGCTTGATAGGCTTATGACTCTTATAATTTTTATTTTTAGAACGCTTTTGATAATAGTCCCGAGGGCGTACCTTCCGCTTCTTGAATTTTTGTGTCTTCTGGTGGCGGTGCTTGTGGCGGTGACCATATGGATCATGAAGGGTCGTTCGCGGTTTGGCTCGATGATGACGATAGTGCATCCGGTGAGGGTGGTGAACGTACCCTTTATATCCTGGACTGTACTGGTACCAGTCATAAGTATAATGGTGGCGATATGGCTTGAAATAGTATTGCGCTCGGTAGCCCATGCAAGCCCAATATTGCTGCCGGTGGGCTTGCCAGTGACGATGAACCATCCGAATGATCTCGTCTGGCACGTACCCATAAAACAGCCAGGTATG